TTCGTCGAGCGGGATCGTCGCTGGTGGACCAAGACCAGACGAAATAGAGGTTATAGACACGGATGATCCTTATAAAGGCAAAGCTCGCAGAAAGAAAAAGGATCCAGTGCCAGAATTTCCGGACCTACCCCCGCCTATTTATCAGCCACCTGAACAGCAAACCGGACCGCCGCCCACGGGTGATTTGTTCCCCCAACTTGGGGCACCGGAGATTCCAGAACGACAAGAGGCCGCTCCCGTGACCGCAGCGGACCCTAGTTTTGAAATTTTTGGCGATGACGGGTTTACCCCTCAAACGGACATTGGCTACACCGCGCCAGAAACACCCATAGCTCGCACGGGTGATCCTTTCGCGGATGCTGTAGAGGGTGAATACCAGATGCCCCTTTATAAACCCACACCTTCGATTGATATGCCGTTCCTTTCGATTAATTACGGACGGCCACCAAAGGCCGGAGACCCTCCACCTCCTCCTGTGTCTGAGAATTATTCCACGGGTAGTTTCGGCAGGCTTCAATACCAAGAAGCTTTGCAACGCTGGGAAAATCGGTTCGGTCCGGTAGAGGATTACGTTCCGCCATCTGACGACGACACCGACGACACCAGTGGTGGTGACACCAGCGGCAGTAATAACCAATATCCGTATGACGTCACCACCAGCGGCAGTAATAATCAATATCCGTATGACGAAGAACCGCCTTTATATTTAGCGCAGTTTTATGAGCGTTACCCAGAGCCTCCTCCTACGAGACGCTCTGGCGGCGCTGGTCCGACCATGGCTTACAATAAAGCTAAGAAAGAATGGGAAGCTAAATACGGCTCTATTGAGGCTTATGAAATAGCCAAAGAAGAAGCTATCAACGCGGCAATCGGCCCAATAGGTTTGTAGGAAATAATTATGGCAAATGGCGATAGACCACCTGTCTCTTTAATGGACCGTGAAGGTATGGACCTAGATGGTGAGGAAACCCTTGCCGTCGAGGTAGAGGCGCTCCCAAGTGGCCTTGAAACCAATTCGGCGATGAGCATTGAGGGCGTAGAGATAATAGAAGACGAGGACGGAGGCGTTACTTTCGACTTCGATCCTTTGCGCAACAAAGATCGTGAAGACGATTTCTTTGATAATTTGGCGGAGTTCATGGAGGATTCTGAGTTAGCAGAAGTCGCTAACAATTTGATGGATCAATATAGCGCCAACAAAGCCTCTAGGCACGATTGGGAGGAGGCTTATTCCGACGGCCTAGAACTACTCGGGTTTAACTATGAAGAGCGTACAGAGCCTTTTAGGGGCGCTACGGGCGTCACACACCCTTTACTTGCTGAAGCGGCGGTACAATTTCAAGCACAAGCTTTCAACGAGCTTCTACCTCCCGACGGTCCTGTAAGAACGGCGGTTCTTGGCACACAAACCACGGCAAAAGCGGAGCAAGCAAGTCGTGTCAAGAATTTTATGAATTACTACATCACCAATGTGATGGAGGAATACACCCCTGAGTTTGATCAAATGCTGTTTAATTTGCCGTTGGCAGGCAGCACCTTTAAAAAAGTTTACTTTGACGACACCTTGGGGCGACCGGTAAGTAAATTTGTGCCAGCAGAACACCTCGTTGTTCCTTATGAAACTTCTGATCTACAGACTTGTCCCTGCATAACTCACGTTGTGCGTATTTCTATGAACGATTTACGAAAACAACAAGTTGCTGGGTTTTATAAAGACGTTACGGTACTGCCTTCGCAAGCAAGTACCAGCAGTATTTCAGAAGAAACCGATTACATTGACGGTATGAGTGCGTCAAATATCGATTACGACTGCACTTTGCTTGAGTTTCATGCAGATCTGGATCTACCCGGATACGAAAACAAAGACGAAGAAGGTGAAGAAACCGGCATCAAAGTGCCCTATATCGTCACGATCAGCGAAGAAAATAGCAAAGTATTGGCCATTCGTCGCAATTACGCGGAGGACGATCCGCTTACAAACAAAATCCAATACTTCGTCCATTACAAGTTTTTGCCCGGATTTGGCTTCTACGGCCTCGGTTTGATCCATACCATAGGTGGTTTATCGCGCACCGCGACTGCTGCACTACGTCAATTGATCGATGCAGGAACGCTTTCTAACCTGCCTGCGGGCTTCAAGGCACGCGGCCTGCGGATCAGGGACGACGATTCACCCCTACAGCCCGGTGAATTTAGAGACGTCGACGCGCCCGGAGGTCAGATTAGAGACAGTTTGATGCCGCTCCCCTTCAAAGGGCCTGATGGCACTTTGTTTCAGCTTTTAGGTTTTGTTGTAGAAGCGGGTCAACGCTTCGCCACGATCACTGATATGAAGGTCGGCGATGCGAACCCGAACGCTGCCGTCGGCACTACTATTGCTATGATTGAGCAAGGCACGCGTGTGATGAGTGCTATTCACAAAAGATTGCACTACGCGATGAAAACAGAGTTCAAAATACTCGCACGTGTGATGGAAGAAAGCTTGCCACCTGTTTATCCCTATGAGGTGCCGGGAGCAGAAGCCGCCGTCAAAGCCACTGATTTTGATGACAAAGTGGACGTAATCCCTGTCTCTGACCCGCACATTTTTTCTCAAGGGCAACGCATTGCTTTGGCCCAAACCGAGCTACAGATGGCTATGCAAGCGCCAGAAATACACAATATTCCAGAGGTGTACCGCCGTGTATATGACGCGTTGGGTGTAAAAAACTCCAACATGATTTTACTTGCAGACACGCCCGACGAGTTCAAACCGAAAGATCCTGCGCAAGAAAACATGGATGCGTTGCAAAACGTGCCACTCAAAGCGTTCAAAGGGCAAGACCACATGGCGCACATGCAGGCACACCTTATTTTTGGTGCCAGCCCGATGATTTCACAAAACCCGACGGTAGCAACTGCTTTACAAAGACATTTGCTAGAGCACGTTCGGTTGATGGCGGAAGAACAAGCCGAACAGATGTTTATGCAACAAAATCCAAATGTTGCGCTAACAAACCCAGAAACAAACGTTCAATTTCAAGCCATGGTGGCGCAAGGTGTTGCTCAAGGCATGCAACAGTTGATGCAAATGAGTCAGCAAATTGCTTCTGGTGGACAACCGCCGCCCGGACCGGACCCATTGATTCAGTTGAAGCAACAAGAGCTAGAGTTAAAATCTCAGCAAGAACAGAATGACATGGCGATGGAGCAGCAAGAATTGGAGCTAGAGCGCCAGAAACTTGCCCAGCGTGAAGCGCAGTTCCAACAACGTTTGCAGAGCCAAGAAAACCAAACCGCTGCTCGCATCGATGCAGGCATGCAGCGTGAACTATTGAAACAACAACGAGGTGATGTATGAGCAGAGTAAAAATCATGGGCGCACCGATCAAAGAGCCGCCCAAGCCTGTAGGCAAAGCCGAAATTCAAGGACAAGGCACTATTCCTTACGCGCAAACTATCGAAGAGCCAACTCCGGATACGATGTTTGCTAAGGTCACCACCGGCAAGAAGCGCGGCATGGGCGCAGCAGAGCGGGGATCACGCTTCACAAGTGCATAGAGCGTTTGATTTCTTGCGATAAAGAAGCGAGAATATCCGATATCGTCAGACATTGAGGATACTTGATTGGACGGTATCGATATTGTGCAGTTTGTTCGTAAGACGCTGCTAGATCGCAAGGCCCAAATTACGACGCTTTTGTCGGAAGGAGGGATAAAAGACATGGAACATTACAGAGAGTGTATGGGTGAGATTCGCGCTTGCGATTATATGCTTGTAGAACTTTCTGAAATGCTAGACAGACAGGAATCATTTGATGACTGATGCGACAAAGCCTTTGGATATTTCCAAAGCATACGTTCCTGAAGAGGAGCGCGTACTTGATCCCACCCTTATAGACGCCGCAATCATAGACAGATTACCCCAGCCTACTGGCTGGCGCGTATTACTGCTGCCTTTCAAAGGCAGAACGCGTAGTAAAGGCGGGATTATTCTTAACACCAAGACACTAGAAGAAGATGCAATCCAAACAAACGTAGGGTTGGTGCTTCGTCTGGGTCCTGATGCATATGACGACAAAAAATTTCCAAACGGGGCGTGGTGCCAAGAAAAACAGTGGGTAATTTTTGCTCGCTACGCTGGCTCACGGTTTCGTTTGAATGATGAAGACGCTGCTAGGTTCGGCAGCGAGGTTAGGATTCTCAACGATGATGAGATTCTAGCCACAATTCTTGACCCTGATGATTTACACCATAACTGAGGGACATGCAGATGAGTGAAGGCAAAGCTGCTCACGAAGCCGATGACGGCCAAGTGGACTTAGATTTCGATGAAGAAGCGCAAGAGGTAGAGATTGAAGCCCCTGCCCAAGCGGAGTCGACGCAAGAACAAGTTGCACAGGTTGAAGACAACGATGAACACGAAAAATACAGCCAAAGTGTTCAAAAACGTATAAATCAACTTACCAAACGTGCGAAAGAAGCGGAGCGTGAAAGAGAAGAAGCCCTGCGTTACGCACAAACGGTGCAAAGCGAAAACACGAACGTAAAGCAACGACTTCAAAATTTAGATACCAACTATATCGCCGAGTATGGGAACAGGGTCACCTCTGAGCAAACTCGGGCCAAAGAAGCTTTAAAAACAGCTATTGAGACCGGCGACGTAGAAAGCCAAATGGCGGCACAAGAGCGAATTGCGCAGCTTAGTATCGCCGCAGATAAACACGCTCAAGCAAAAGCTCAAAGAGAAACTCAAGCCGCGCAACAACAAGCTTATCTTGAGCAACAAGCTTACGAACAATCCCAATATGTCCCCGCACAAGAGCAATCTGCTCCCGACCCAAAAGCAGAAGATTGGGCCTCAAAAAATAATTGGTTTGGCGAAGATGACGCCATGACTTTTGCTGCTTTTGGTATTCATAAAAAGTTAGTGCAGGACGAAGGGTTTGACCCGTCTAGTAATGATTACTATGATGCGTTAGATTCAAGAATGCGAGATGCTTTTCCTCATCGTTTCGATGAGGGGCAGTCACGAAATACTCGTTCAGGGCAGACAGTAGCGGGAGTATCCCGTAGCAAATCTAGTTCTGGACGCGGCAGAAAGGTTCGTCTCTCCCCGAGCCAAGTAACTATTGCCAAACGATTGGGAGTGCCGCTGGAAGAATACGCGAAATACGTGAAGGAAGAACAATGACGGATAATCAACAAGATGAAATTGATGCTATCAAGAGGACTTCCCGCGCTAAATCATCACGGACTACTCAGGCAAGAAGAAAGCCGTGGAGTCCACCGTCTAAATTAGACGCGCCCCCTGCGCCTGAAGGGTATAAACATCGTTGGATACGTGCTGAAGTACGTGGTTTTGAGGACAAAACGAATATTTCCTCTCGCATGAGAGAGGGATATGAGCTTGTCCGACGCGATGAATACCCGGATTTTGAGGCACCTACTATTGAATCAGGGAAATATGAAGGCGTGTTTGGTGTTGGCGGGTTGCTTCTGGCAAGAATCCCGTTGGAAACGGTTGCAGAACGAACTGAATATTTTGAAAGAAAGAATGCAGATCAAATTGAAGCCATTGAAACGGACGTTCTTCGCGAGAATGCGCACTCAACTATGGTGATTGACAAACCAGAACGTCAATCCCGTGTAACTTTTGGTGGTCCTCGTAAGTAAGCTTTTAGGAGCAAAACATGGCAAATCAAGAAACCGCTTACGGGCTTCGACCTATCGGATTGGTAGGAGCTTCTGCTAATTCAACCGGCATTACTCAATATGAGATTGCTAGCAACAACACTAACGCTATCTTTCAATTCAGCATCGTAGTACCTACGTCTGCTGGTGTGATCGATCAAGCTGGTGCCACTGACGGTGGTACAACGGCTGCGCTAGGTGTGTTGATGGGTGTTGAATATGTAGATTCTGTATCGAAAAAGCCCGTTTTCATAAACTATTGGCCCGGATCTAACAGCGTGAGCGTTGACACTAATTTTCCTGTCAAAGCACTCGTTGCAGATAATCCAATGCAAACTTTCCAAGTAGCGACCGATGCAACGATTACGTCTAGAGCAACCGCTCTGACCGCAGTCTTTGCTAACGCAAGCCTTGGTACGTCAGCACGGACCGGCAGCACGGATACCGGACGCTCAAACTCAGCGTTGGGTGTGTCTACAATCGCAACTACGGCTACACTGCCGCTGAAGATCATGGGCATCGTCGATGACGACGCCAACAGTGATTTTGCAGCAGCCGGTATTCCGTTGATTGTGCGAATTAATGCACACTACAACTCTCCGAATGCGCGTTTCGATTCACAAACCACTGCCACGACAACTGGCATTTAACGGGAGAATCTAAATGGCTATTACTCGCGCTCAATTAGCGAAAGAGCTAGAACCCGGACTAAATGCATTGTTCGGGCTGGAATATGATCGTTACGATCTTGAACACGCCGAAATATTTGACGAAGAAACTTCAGACCGCGCGTTTGAAGAAGAAGTCATGCTTTCGGGCTTCGGTACTGCCCCTGTGAAATCAGAAGGTGGCGCAATCTCATTTGATTCCGCGCAGGAAACATACACTGCACGATATTCGCACGAGACAATAGCGTTGGCTTTTTCAATCACCGAGGAAGCTATCGAAGACAATCTCTACGACAAGTTGGCTGCACGGTATACTCGTGCGCTGGCACGTTCTATGTCACAAACCAAGCAGATCCGTGCGGCTAGCGTACTGAACAATGCGTTCAGCACTGGTAGCCCAATCGGTGACGGTAAGGCTTTGTGTGCATCAGATCACCCGTCTATTTCGGGAGATCAGACGAACGTACTGGCCGTAGCCTCTGATCTCAATGAAACGTCTCTTGAGCAGATGTTGATTGATATTGCGGGCTTTACCGACGAGCGGGGTCTCAAAATTGCTGTTCGCGGAATGAAATTGATCATTCCGAAAGAATTGCAGTTTATTGCAGAGCGAGTTCTGAACTCAGCACTGCGTCCCGGCACTGCCGACAATGACACCAACGCACTGAAGTCTATGGGCATGCTGCCCGAAGGAGCGGTTGTAAACCACTTCCTGACGGACACAGACGCGTTCTTCGTCAAGACAGACGCACCAAACGGCTTCAAGCTGTTTCAAAGAACCCCCATCAAAACTGCGATGGAAGGTGACTTTGATACGGGTAACATGCGCTTCAAAGCGCGTGAACGTTACTCGTTTGGCGTTTCTGATTGGAGATCCGTTATCGGAACTCCCGGCGCATAAGTTTGTAAAAACTTGTGAAAAAGAAGGGGCACATTGTTGCCCCTTTCTTTTTTGTGTATATTCAAACAATCCCTGACAGGTGCATACCGCGCCTGACTCTAGCCACGACAGGAGATCCCAATGGCTAATACCACTTTCAATGGACCAGTTCGGTCAGAGAACGGCTTCAAAGTTGTATCTAAAAGTGCAACGACTGGTGCTTTTACCGATGTAGCGACTATTGCGTCTACCGGTATCGTCACCAACAAATTTGTGAAACACGTTGGCTTTGCTACAGGTGTAACAGTTAACACCACGGCGGGTGACAGCCCATCTATTGGTGAGTTTACTCAGCCTGCTAACACGATCATCACCGACATTAAGATCTTCTGTGACACTGCACCAGTTATTGGTACGGGTGACATTGGTTATGAAGTCGGTACTTCTAGTTCTGGCGCACAGATCGTTGCGGCTGTAACTGATGAGATTCTTGATGGTGGTACAACTGTTGTTGTCCACAACGTTACAACAACGACGCTAGTTGTTCAGACGCAAAGCGGCACCACCGCTCCTGCTTCTGTTCAATACACAGACACTGCAAGAACTATCTTCTGCAACATCACCAATACGGTTGATGCTACCACCGCTGGTTCTTTCACGTTCATCATTGAATACGTGCAGATCGCGTAATAGGAGAACGTTATGTCTGGAGCTTCTGATGTAATTGCGGTCACCATAACCGCAGACACTCTGGCGGCGGATGACGACGGCATTTCTGCGGATGCTGCTGTAGGCAACAACGCGGCCCTCACTATCGGCGGAGCTTTGGCTGACGGCGGATCTGTAACGTTGAGCAACGCTCGTAAGGTCACTATTACTTCGGCTGGAGATGATGATGAAATATCTTTCACCATCGTAGGCACTGATATAAACAGTACGGCGCAGACAGAGTCTCTTACTGGCGCAAACGCAGGCGTTGCCACTAGCTCAAAGTTTTTTCTGACGATCACGTCGATTACGGCGGTCGGTGACCCAGCAGGAAACGTAAAAGCCGGTATAAGTGCTGATTCTTCGAGCATTGTGTTTTCGGGTAGATCACGTTTGAAAGGCGCTTTTCTTACTAGCACCGGGACGGCTGGAACTATTGATTTTATCAATACCTCCACTGCTGGAACGAGTCTAATGAAGATCAGTTCTGTCGCCTCTGCGACTGCAACGCGTGATGTAGTGATCCCGGAAAACGGGATCTTGTTTACGGATGGGATTTATCTGCAATACACCGTGTCGACTTTTTTAACCCTGACAGTTTTCCATGCTTAGGTATAAGGAACTTTTGAATGGCAACAACCAAGGACGCTAAAAGACTTCCATCCGGTCGCATAAAATACCGTGGTGAGACGTTTGCTGGTTTTAACAAGCCAAAAAGAACGCCCGGTAAGACCAAGAAAAGTGCTGTTCTTGCTAAAAAAGGTAGTGAAATCAAGCTGGTTAGGTTTGGTGATCCGAAGATGTCGATTAAAAAAGATCAGCCCGGCAGACGGTCTAATTTTCGAGCTAGGCACAAGTGTGATACGGCAAAAGATAAATTTTCGGCAAGATATTGGTCTTGTAAGGCATGGTAATGACACGAGCTAGTATGCCAAAAGGGCTTAGTTACTACCGAAAAGGTGGTGCAGCGTCCAAAAAAAGCAAAGGCAGTAAGATTTGCCCGGAAGGTAAGGCTTGGGCGAAGCGAACGTTTGATACTTATCCGTCTGCTTACGCCAATCTTGCTGCAAGTAAGTATTGCAAAGATCCCAACTACGCCAAAAAGTCTAAAGGCGGCAAAAGAAAAGGTCGCTGATGGGTGAATTGAAGAAATGGTTGAAACAAAACTGGGTTCGTATTGACAGCGAAGGCAATATTGTTGGCAAATGTGGCACGTCCCCGGATAAGAAAATGCCAGATCGCTGTTTGCCTGAATCCAAGGCACGATCTTTGACGAAAGCAGAGCGAGCCGCGACTGCACGTAAGAAGAAAAGGGAAGGCAAAAAAGGCAAGACCGTTGTCAAAAACACCAAGCGTGCGACGGTCAAGAACATGAACGCGGGCGGCGAGGTCCGACAAGAAATTGCTAGAGGGTGCGGGGCTGTACTAGAGAACCGTAGAAAGAAAACTAAGTACCTGTGAGGTATATATGTCTGTCGTAAATCTGGGCAACGGTGCCCCAAAAAAGAAAACAGCTAAGAAAAAAGCCACTAAAAAAGCTCCTGCGATGAAAAGCAAGGGTATGGCCAATGGCGGTGCCATGATGAAGTCTAAAGGCATGAAAAATGGCGGTGCCATGAAGTCCAAGGGCATGAAAAATGGCGGTGCCATGAAGTCCAAGGGCATGAAAAATGGCGGTGCCATGATGAAGTCTAAAGGCATGAAAAATGGCGGCAAGGTGTCCAAAATGAAATCTAAGGGCTATCGCCAAGGTGGGAAGGTAAGCAAATAAAATATGCCATACCTTCAATCTAACATTCCGCACTTTAAGTGCTGGGTGCGAAAAGAATTTACACATAATCACGAGGGATACCACGGCGAGTTTTTACACGCCATGGCCGTAGGCGTCACAACGATGCCTTGCAGGTGCCTAAGTTTTCAGATGATCTTTACGGGCATAGAGGCTGATGGTGAAGAAGAAGACACCGTACACGGAGGGGCGATGTGGGCAAGAATGCCGATCACCGCTCTTGTTGCGGACATCCCGTTGGAAGAATGGCCCGCGCCGATGGCGGTACATGACGCCCAGCCTTGGGATTGTTCTTCTCACTACCATGCTGTTTATGTCTTAGATCGTGCAACGCCATGCCCTTGGATGGCAAAAATTGCTGGAGAAATGTATCCAGCAAAATACCTTTTCACAGTAGACTATACTGAGAGTGAAATTGCGGATGACCCAGCACAGCACAAACAAAGTCACGTGCTGCAACTTTTAGATGCGGGGGAGTGGACAGGTAACATCGTTGCATTACCAAACAACCGGGTACGAGTAACGCACCCAGCATGGTTTGAGACGGGTACAGGCGCTCCAGATTTTAAGCCTTCGGCGCACATACATTACTCGAAGTCTGATTTAGACTACGTGCTAGATGTGAACCGTGTATTCGATAACTTATACAATGACAACGAGTAGCAGCAAAAATTTTGAGATTGATGTAGCCGAGTACATTGAAGAGGCGTTTGAGCGTTGCGGCTTAGAGCTTCGCACGGGTTACGATTTGAAAACTGCAAAACGGTCTTTGAATTTGTTGTTTGCTGATTGGGCTAATAGGGGGCTAAATCAGTGGACAATTGACCAAACCTCTATCACGGTCGCGTCAGGTGTCAGTGAATACCCGGCGGGCACTCTTACTTTGTCAGTCGCTGCTTCCGCTAGTTTTACGGTCGGAGAGACGATTACTGGGGGCACAAGCGCCGCCACGGCGTCAATCACTAGTAAGCCTACAACTACCTCTGTTGCCACAACGATCCCGGTTGGTACTTTCTCTAACGGTGAAACAATAACTGGGGGCACAAGCGCCGCCACTACCACTGTTTCTGCTGTCCAAGATCTATCGGACGTGCAATCTACGATTGACATACTGTCTACCGTTGTAACTCGTGACGGCACAGATTTTGCGATTGACCGTTTAAGTCGATCAGAGTTTTTGAACATACCTACCAAAACGCAGACGGGTCGGCCTAACCAATTTTTTCTTGATAGGCAAATTACTCCGGTGTTAAAAATTTGGCCGGTCCCGGATAACAATACAGATATTGTGAAATTCAACCGTTTAACGCGCATTGAAGACGCAGATGCTTTTACTAATACGGTAGACGTTCCCTTCCGATTTTACCCATGTTTAGCCGCTGGTCTGGCATACTATTTGTCTATGAAAAAATCGCCGCAACTGATGGGACCTTTGAAATCGGTGTATGAGGAAGAAATGTTGCGCGCCATGGAGGAAGACAGAGATCGTGCGTCCTTTAAAATTTCCCCGCCAACGTATAAATACGGAGCGTAGTCATGGGGTTTGCATCAGGTAAAAACGCTTACGGTATCTCGGATCGCTCTGGTTTCCGCTACAAACTTAACCGCATGCGTAAGGAATGGAACGGTAGTCTTGTAGGGTTTGATGAGTTTGAGCCAAAACAACCGCAACTATTGCCTTTGCCTCGCGTAGATGACCCACAAGCTTTAAAGAACCCCCGACCAGACCGGGTCGAGCCAATGGTTGTGTCGGTAGGCGTTCCCGTTGTCGGGATCAATCCTTTCGTCCCTGTAAAAGCTTCTGGAATTGTCGGTGAAGTGACGGTGGTGACGACATGAGTTTTACGCTAGCCACTCTCAAATCTACCGTACAGGATTACTGCGAAAGCGCCGAAACAACTTTCGTTGCCGAATTAGACACGTTCATTAAAGAAGCCGAAGAGCGCATACTCAAAAACGTTGCTCTACCGGTTTTTCGCAAAAACGTGACGGGTAATGCTACGACAGGCTTTCCTTACCTAGCAACGCCGTCAGACTTTTTAGCGTCGTACAGCTTGGCTTTGATCATCGATAGCGTGTACACCTATCCTTTATTTAAACATACGACGTTTATTCGGCAATACACGCCAAACGCTAATACCACTGGTCCTACGCAGTACTACGCCCTGTTCGACGACAATACTTTCTTACTCGCACCAACGCCTGCGTCTGACTATGCGTTCGAGTTGCACTACAAGTATCGGCCTGCGTCTTTGACCACCACCTCTGGCACCAGCACAACTTGGTTGTCCGATAATGCTCCTGATGCTTTGCTGTATGGCACGTTAGTGGAGGCTGCTACTTTTTTGAAAAATCCAGAGGAATCCGCTCAATACGAGCAACGTTTCTCGCTTGCTGTTTCGTCTCTGAAGGCTTTGGGCGAAGGTTATGGTTCTAAAGATGAATACCGATATGACATCGCTAGGGGGTAACTTTGGCTTTGTTTGAGGCATCAACCCTTGAGGTTGGTAGCGTTGTAGTGGCGACAACACAAGACAAAGGACATGATCCAGAGTTTTGGGCGAAAGCTGCGGCGGACAGGATTGTGAGCGTTGGCGGTAACTGCCATCCTTTGATTGCGCAACAGGCAGAGGCTTTTAAAGAATCGGTACAAGCTACGGCGGTTTTTTACATTAAAGAGGCAATAAAAAGCGATAGGACGACCTTGATTGCAGAGCTAGAAAAACAAGGGCACGCTGACATGGCAAACATAATAAGGAGTCTGTAATGGCGATAACAACAGCAATGTGTACTACCTTTAAAAAAGAAATTTTAGAAGCTGTCCACAATTTCAAAAACTCTGGTGGCAGCACCTTCAATCTTGCGTTGTACACAAGCTCCGCCTCTTTAGGCGCAGGCACTACGGCATATACTACGTCTAATGAAATATCTGGCACAGGCTATACGGCAAAAGGCGCATCCTTGACTCGTGTCGACCCTAGCAACGACGGCACCACTGCTATCACGGATTTTTCTGATTTGACTTTTAGTTCTAGCACTTTGACCGCACGCGGAGCATTGATCTTCAACGATAGTGCTTCGGGTGATCCTGCGGTATGTGCTTTGGATTTTGGTGCGGATAAGTCCTCCAGTTCAGGGGATTTCACCGTGCAGTTTCCAGCAGCAGATGCATCGAATGCGATTATTCGCATCGCATAGGAAATGGCTAATGTCACGGGCTGGGGCAGAGGCACTTGGGGCCAAGGCGCTTGGAATGAAGCAATTCCTGTTGAAGTCACGGGTGTTGCAGGCACTGGCGCGGTCGGTTCGGTCACGATCATTCTCAGCACAGATGCCGCTGTCACAGGCGTTTCTGGCACAGGGGCAATCGGGTCGGTCACAATCGTCCAAGGGACGGGTGTCGACGTTTCTGTCACAGGCGTGGTTGGAACTGGATCTGTCGGAACGGTTACTGTATCCGCTGATGCGAATGCTAGTGTTACTGGCAATGCTGGGACTGGAGCGGTTGGTTCGGTTACGGTCACTGGTACGGCAAATGTTTCGCCAGAGGGTGTGGAAGCAACGGGCCGAATCACTGATGTGTCGGTTTCAACAGATGCAAACGTTTCTGTCACGGGTGTTTCAGCGACGGGAGCGATAGGGTATTTCCTTGTTTATGGCATCATAAATGATGGCCAAGACCCTAACTGGGGTACTATAACGGATAGTCAAACACCGGGTTGGGCTGCTGTCACCGACAGTCAAACTCCTAATTGGGAAGAGGTAGCTTAAATGGCAACTTACGTTAATGATTTACGCCTAAAAGAGATTGCCACTGGCGATGAGTCTGGCACTTGGGGCACCAGTACGAATACAAATTTAGAATTAGTTGCCGAGGCATTTTCTTTTGGAACGGAGGCGATTACGACCAATGCTGACACGCATACTACTACTATTGCCGATGGCGCTACTGATCCCGGCAGGTCAATCTATCTCCAATACACTGGCACTCTTGATAGCACTTGTACCATCACTATAGGGCCAAACACGGTTAGCAAGCTGTGGTTCATTGAGAACGCAACCAGTGGATCGCAGTCGATCATTATCAAGCAAGGCTCTGGTGCCACGATCACAATCGCTAATGGTCAAGTCAAAGCCATATACAGCGACGGCGCAGGCTCTGGTGGCGCGATGGTTGATGCTTTCCAAGACCTGTCTGTGCCTGATTTGTTCATTGACGATGACCTGACGTTTACTTCCGACAGTGCAGTCATCACGTTTGGCGCAGATGGCGATACGACCCTGACGCATACAGACGGTTCTGGCCTAACGCTTAATAGCACCAACAAGATTATGTTCAACGACGCGAGCCAGTTCATTCAAGGCTCAAGCGCGACGGTCTTGGCGCTAGGTGCTACCGATGAGATTGATCTGACTGCTACTGCTATTGATGTGAATGGCACGATGGATGTGAGTGGTGCGTTGACCGGCACCAGTGCAACCTTTACGACTGCCGACAACACGACACAACTTACGTTAAAAAGCACGGACGATGACGCTGCTATTGGCCCAGTTCTGGATTTGACAAGAGATTCTGCAAGCCCCGCTGTTGACGATAGCCTTGGGATACTGCGCTTCAGGGGTGACGATTCTGGGGGAAATGTAACAAATTACGCATTTTTAAACTGCTTTATTGAAGATCCCACGGACGGGGCAGAGGACGGACTGCTCAAAATAGAAACTAGAGTTAATAGCTCGAGTAAAGAGCGCATTACGATAAATTCCACAGAGTTGGTAATCAACGAGGAAAGCGCTGACCTCGACTTCCGTATTGAAAGTGATGCAAACACCCACAGGCTTTTCCTAGATGCGGGAAATGACCTAATAGTCATGGGTCATACTGCTGGTATTTCTACAGGCGGTGTTAATGGCGCTTTTCAACAAATAGGAAACACTACCGCCAAAAGGTCTACACATTTCACCAACTTTTCTGCTGATGCTAACTCTTCAGCTATCCGATTTGCTAAAAGTCGAGGTAGCTCTATTGGCACTAATACAGTTGTACAGAGCGGCGATAATCTTGGGATTATCCTGTTTGCTGGAGATGATGGTAGTGATCTGGCAACTAAAGGCGCAGATATTTTGGCAGAGGTGGATGGCACACCCGGATCAGATGATATGCCGGGTAGAATTGTATTTAGAACAACCGCCGATGGTGCAGCCGCTGTATCGGAGCATGTTCGCATAACGCAAGCGGGCCGAGTTGGAATTGGCACCACTGCGCCTAATGACTTGCTGCACGTTAATTCAGCAAATGCTGATGCAGAATTTACTCTTCAATCAACGAATTCTGGCGGGGACTCTAGGATCAGAATGATTGCAAGTTCATCAGGCCTTTCATCTATACAATTCCAAGATGAGGATGACTCCAACATAGGGTTCTTGAACTACGAGCATTCAAGTAACTCAATGCAGTTTCGCACAAATGACAGCGAAAAAATGAGAATTTCGGATGTAGGTGACGTTTTTATAGGCACCACCACCAACTATGGCGGTAAGTTGCATGTTGCAAGGGCCGATAATGAGGTTAACACCTATTTTGTCTCCACAGACGCCGACGGTTCCGCTGGCCCCATAGTTAGACTTTATCGCGCTTCTCCATCTCCTGCCGATGACGATGTTGCAGGTCGGTTAGATTTTACTGCAAATAATGATGCCAGCCCTGCTGAAGAAGTCGTGCAGTTTCGTATGACAAATACGTTATTAGACGTAAGCGATGCTGGCGAACACGCTCGTATGGATATGCAAATCATGGAAGGTGCTTTGCGAAGCGCCTTAAAGATAGATGGTTTAGTAGGCATTGTTGTTAACGAAGATTCTAGAGGTTCATTTGATTTTAGAATTGAGTCTAATTCGAACACTCATATGTTTTTCCTTGATTCTGGCGCAAATGCAATAGGTATAAATACAGACACACCGGATGGTCTGTTCCATATCCAGAGCGCAAGCGCAGGTACGGTCACTGCTGGTACTGGTGCTGACGAGCTTGTTTTAGAAAATAATGCCAACGGTGGTCTAAGTATTTTGAGTGCTGCCACTACCGCAGGCCAAATCTTTTTTGGTGATCCCGACGATAACAACGTAGCGATGATTCAATACCATCATGCTGATGATATTATGGAGTTTACTGTCAACGCTAACGAAGCGATGCGTATTTCCAGCGGTGGGATATTACTTGTAAATACTTCCACTACAGTCGCCGATGACATGACTGCTAACGCATGTCACATAGCCTCGAATGCAACAACCACTACCCCCACGCTTATTGTTGATGATTCTGATTCAAGCGTTGAGTCAGGTTCTATTTGTATGGCTGTCATGTTTTCTAATGACAACTCATTTTCTGGTGGTAAATACATCAGTTTTAGAGATTTAGGTGGCGAGCAAGGCAGTGTATCTGGGGATGGAGCAGGCAGTGTTGCTTACAACACATCTTCCGACATGCGCCTCAAAACAAACATTCAAGATACGGCGTCTCAGTGGGACACTATTAAAGCGTTACAGGTAAGAGATTACGAATGGATTGCTAACGGGAACGAAGAAACTGGATTCATCGCGCAAGAAATATATGAGCAGATTCCAAAGGTTGTTCATGTTGGTGGGGAAGAAGCTAAGAAAGAACCTTGGGCGGTAGATTACGGTAGAATCACTCCACAGCTTACTAAGGCTTTACAGGAAGCTATGGCTCGAATCGAAACGCTAGAAACAGAACTGACAAAACTGAAAGGAGGTAGCTAATGGCTGCGACATTCACATGGGACATCCCGCAGGTGGACAGGCAAGTCTCCTCTGGGCTTATTACAAACATTCACTGGCGGCTTACAGCCGTCGAAACGGTCAGCGGCACTGAATACAAAGCAGACTGTTACGGCTCGAAAGGCGTGTCTGGTGATCCGAGTTCATCTGACTTCATCGCATACGATAGCGTAACCAAAGACAACGCGATTGCATGGGTCAAAGCTGCGCTAGATGCTGATGAAGATGAAGACTCAGCCGCCGACAAAGAAGCTGGCCTGCAAGGTCAGATCAATAAAAAAGCAACCCCCGTTGACGCATCAGGAGTACCTTGGTAATGGAAACAAAGCATATTCAACTTCACGATCTAGCTAACGTGTTGAACCTAATTGACGCAGCCGCCAAGAACGGCATGGTGTCAGGAGAGGCTATGAGCCAAATGGGTGCAATGCGGGATCGCTTCATGGCGGAACTTAAAGAGCAAGCTCCAGCACAAGACAATGTGGCTACACTTGATGAAGAGCCTGTTGTTTCCGGGCAACTACAGTAGCGACTGTGGACGTAGGTTCGGTCAGCGAATCTGCTCAAGTTAGTTGGAAGCAGGTCGCAATTCAAAAGCAAGAGCGCCTGCGTACAGGTGCCGAAGGTGAGACTGTCCGAGAGATGGTCGAAACTGTTATGCCTGTTCTCTACACTAAGGAGGGCAGCAAAGTAGAGGCACAACCGCTTGCGCCTACCCAACGAGTCAACATAAGCGTTTAGGAGCAAATTGTGGCTGAATTAAGCGATGTACAAAAAAGGAAGCTGATAAAAGAACTTCGTGGGGCTTCTAAACTTCACGCCGGTCAAGCAGATCGCATTGAAAAGACTTTGGCAAAAAAGAAGAAGTGAGTGACGCAGGCGAAAAAGCACTAAACGAAGTGAACGCCCATGAGCGGGAGTGTGCCTTGCGCTACCAGCGTATCGAAGAGCGCCTTGCAGAAGGCTCTGCCAAGTTCAAGCACCTAGAACATCTCATCTATGGACTGTACGCATTGATTGCAGCGGCGGCTTTGCCGCAGTTCTTTATGGGGTAAGCCATGATTATTGAGTCTGTTGCAGCCGCTGGCATGTTGCTCCAGCAGATCAATTCGGTCATTCAAAATGTGAATGAGGGCAAGGCTAACGTCCAGCAGGCGATGTCCTTGGTATCGGACTTCGGTGAAGCTCTTAACACGTTTGAGATCGACCGTAAGGCTTCGACGTTTAGTCCGTTGTCAAAACACGACATCTTGAAGCTACAGATGTTGCGTAGGTCGCAGGAGCGATACCAAAAAGATTTGAGGGATTTGCTTTTGGTGGCAGATCCCAAGTTGCTAGAGGACTATGACAACGCTATTAGACAGCAAGAGCATGATCGAAGAGCGCACGCACAAATGCTTGCGCGTAAGCGGAAAGAGCGCGAACACCTAATCAACCAGATTTTAGTGGGAGGCACCACTCTGATAATCGGTGGGGCGATAATAGCAATGCTGTTTTTTATCATGGTGAGAATGTACGGATGATCATGGCATTTTTACTGGTGGTAATTGTTGAGGGTCAACCTATTGCCGATCAGTTCTATTTCCGCAACATC